AAGCACGCCCAGTGATAGATGTAACACCAAAGACAATGCAGTCTTCAACTTCTCCATGATGTTTTTTGAGATCATAAAGATACTCTCTCCTGATCTGTGCATACTCTACAGGTATATTCGCATTTAAATAAGCCATAGTTTATCCTCATTTAATTGTACCCCAGTTGGGTCCAGATTTACAATCAACTTTATTGTTAATCTCTAATTTTATAGCGTTCTCCATTGTTTCTTGAATCATGATCCGTGTTTCGTCGTCTTTAATAGATACACAAAGTTCATCGTGTATTTGTATGTGTGGAACTATACCTTTTTTGTATAAAATAACCATTGCCTTCTTTGTCATATCTGCAGCAGATCCTTGTATCAATCTATTCAAAGCTTTGTATGTAAAAGCAGGAGTAAAGTATTGAGCAAACCAAGTTTCTCTTCCTTGACTATTAAGTTCTTCAACTTTACCCTTTCCTCCATCTTTTTTTGATTTTGATTTAGCATTAAATTGTAACTTAAACTTTTCCCATGCTGCTTCTTTTGACATTAAATTAGGTTTAATCCAATCACCCTGGTAACTAATAGCACCTGTCTTATCGTCTTTTATTTCTTTAGCTTCTGGGTCCCACTCTTCAAATTTACGTTCTTTGTTGTTCCATCTTTTATTTACATTCTCATAGGTATTAAATCTACAAAACCTATCCTCGAGAGTAAAAACTAATCTATTTTTTTTTGCAAACCCCATCAAATTATCTGATAATTCTTTTACAAAAGGAACTTTATCATGGTAAGTATCAAATAACTTTTTAGCTTGTGCCTTGTCTAAATTTAACTCTGCTTGTAGTTTACCCTTTCCCATACCATAGAATAAGCCAAGGTTGATTGATTTTGCCTGTTTCCTGGGAATATTAGCCATCTGGGCGACGATTTCGTGAAAGTCGGCCTTATCACTATCAAATTTATCAGCTAGCTCCTGTGTCTTTGATAGGCCGTGTTTAATGGCATAATGAACAACAATACGTGGCTCCTGTTGTGAATAATCAAATGACCCCCATTCATGCCCTTCTTCTGGTAAAAATAGCTCTCTCATTTTTTTACCGTAATATCCTTTCGCAGGAATTTGTTGTAGGTTTGGGTTACTCATTGAAAATCTTCCAGTTACAGTTCCACCATCGTCTGATCTAATTTGATTTATATCTGCATGTATCCTACCGTTATATACATAACCTTTTAATCCTTCAATAAAAGTATTAACAGCTTTATCAGCTTCTCTTGCTTTTGAAAGCATTCTTAAAAATCTATTAGCATGAGTTTTTAAATAATTTTTTGGAAGTTTAGGCATTCCAGATTTAGGTGTCTTTTCATAATTAGTTATGTTTTGATTTACTAATAAATCTTTAACAGAATTAGCTGCCCATAATTGCACATCTATTTTAGTATGTTTTTTAATAATGTTTAATAAATTATCTCTTCTGTGTTTAAGTTTTTTTCCAAAAGCCTCTAGTTTTTGTACGTCTATTCTTACTCCTTTAAACTTCATATCTACTAAACAAGGAAACAGTTTTGTTTCTAATTCAAATATATTTCTACAAGTTTTTTGTTCTCCATTTGGTTTAGTAAATAATACTTCATCTAATTTTTTATCAAATATTTTCCACAATCTAAAAGTTAAACTAACGTCTTGTTTTGCGTAGTCTTTAACAACGTGTGAGGGAAGTTTATGCATATTAGACATTGGATCTTTTTGCATACCACCAGACCATTTAAATGTTTTTTCTTGTAAATCGTACTTATACTTTTCATCTTTCAATATATCTTTTGATAAAGCATCTAAAGAATACTTAAATCTATTTTCATCAATAATAGATGCCGCCACCATTGTATCTACGATACGACCTTTTAACATCTTGCCCGTTTCTGCCCTCATCCAACAAACATCATAGATTGCATTGTGAAAAACTTTTGTAATATTTTGATTTTGTAATATTGTTTTATTCATTTGATCCCAGAATTCTTTTTTTTGTGAGTCAGATTTTACATGGTCCGAATGATGTAATGGAAAATAAACAGTTTCATTATCTGTGGCCACGGCCACACCTGTAATAAAACCGTCTCCTCTTATTGCACCTAAACCTTTTGTTCTTAAATTAGGATCGTATGTTTCTATATCTAGTGCTACAGTATTTATATTTTTTAAATTTAAATCCTCTGGTGTGTTACACATTTTTAGTATCTTTCATTCTTTTTATTTCCAAATCACAGTAGTGTTTTATCTTCTCCAGATCTTCTATCTTATTTTTATATAAATATCTACAGACGTATTTCACAACGTTTCCTTGAAAAAACGAAAGATTATTTTTTGAAATAAATTCGTAAGGTTGAATCACAAAATTTTTGTAATGAGATCCTCCGATTTGTTTATCTTGTGGAAATGATTCATCAAATATATCTTTACTTGTCATTTATCCTCCTTTATAGTTTTAATATTTCTCTTCTATGGTTTTGTATGTTTGCCAAAGACATCCCCGGATTAGAAGTTCCTATGCTCCAACAATCTGTTTTACCTCTACTATAAGCTACGTAAGCTAATCGTATTGGTTCGTATCTATCTGTTTCAGTTCTGTAAATTGAAAGGTCAACAATAATATTGTCATACGTTAGACCTTTTACCTTATGTATTGTATCGTGCTCTACTCTAGGCATTTTATCTACACTCATATTATTAAATAAAACTTTTTTTATAAAAGGTATCTTCTCAATTAAATCTTTTTTAATTACTACTTCTGAAAAATTTTTAAACTGTTTAGCTTCAGGTACAATAAAACCCATGTCAATAAACTCTTGAATATTATATTCTTTATTAATTAAAGGTTTTAAAACATCTACAGAACCCTTACCATGCACTTTAACAGACTTACCTATCAAAGGCCAGTATTCCATAATTTGTTTTTTAAAAACTTTATCATTTAAAAAATTGCTCCATGTTTTAAAACATTTAAAATCTTTTCTAGAAACATGTGGATTATCATTAGAAACTAATTTATAATCTATGCCGTTACTTTGTAAAAATTCATTAATTTTTTTATGAGTTGGATTCCCTCTGTATGTAAATAAAAAAGTTTCATCAGTATTTAATATTTTATTAATTAATATTTCACTAGCCTTACAACTTTGCTCTATACTAGGTATCCAATATGAATTACCAACAACTCCTTTTACAGGAGTCCAAACTCTTTCTGCATTTACACCCCATTTTTTCCAAACAGGTGCTATGATATTTTTACAAATTGAATTTATTGTTTTTCCACATCTTAAACCCTCTGTTAATTCATTGGCTTTTGCTTCCGAAGTGCTTGCTAATCTATAAAAAAATTCAGGATCTGATCCTGCATACTCATGAATTGTTTGATCTGCGTCACCTATAAATATAAATTCTTTTGCATTCGTAGCCGCTTTTTGCAGAGCTTTTATCTGTGGTTTACTACAGTCTTGGGCTTCGTCTACAATTAATACATCAATATCTTTTGGAGTTTCAGCGTATTTCAAGAAATTATCTATCATATCTTGAAAAGATAATTTTTTATGAAGTTCTCTAAACTTGTCATATTTTTCTTTTAAATTTTTTAAATGATATTTATTGTATGGATAGTAAGAATTAGAATTACAAATCATCCAATACTGATCATAAGTCATTTCTTTACCATGTGCATGAGAGTCAAAAGCATATAGAGGGTGTTTATCCCAGCTGCCTTTGTTCCAATGTTTCATTGCAATATTTTCATCACAAAACTTTTTGTGTTCATCTTTTTCATATTTTTGTAAAGGCAAATACTCTCCTCTAAAATAAGAATGAATTGTGCATATTTGATCTTCTAATTTTGTGTCTGGTATGTTTTCTAAACCAGGTAAATTTTTTACAGCTTTTATAATTTCTGATGCCGCAGTATTGGTGTGAGATAATATAACTATTCTATCCCAACTATATTGTTTTAAAAATTCTGTGTATTTCTTTTTTAACCACACATGAGTTTTTCCCGTGCCCGGTGGTCCAGGAATAAATTCTGGCATTTTATTCATTCTCTGTTTCCCCAGCTTCGTCACCTACAACTACAGCCTCTCCTTCCCAAATAATTTTATTATTATCAGTAGGCTCACCCTGTATCACCCATGAAACACAAGACTTATTATCAAACTTTCCTCTGTTTTTCTTAGCTTTTAAAATACTTTGAACTTTGTTTACAAGATCAACTCTCTTTATATTGACTCTATTTTTAAGTAATTCTTTTTCAAAATTATTTAAATTAAATTCAATAGAATGATTTTCTTTATTATAGTAAGGCATTT